TGTTTAAAAGAAAACCTTTATAATTTAAATTTAATTTATTATAATTTTCCATATTTTAAAATAAAAATACATTTCCCTATTTAAATTTCAAATTTAACAAGTAGTTTTTCAAAACAATTTGTTATGTTGTGTGCTATGTTGTGTTTTGTATTATGACATTTTTTTATAAATCTATAAAAAAATAAAATTAAAAATAAAATTAATGGAATAATGTTTCATAGAAAATGTATTTTATGTTTTTGAATTTAAATATTGTCAAATGTATCATCTGTAAACATATCATTGGCACAAACCGTGTCCAATAATTCCATTCGTAATGCATCATTTTCGTCATATTCTTCAATAATTGTTTCTAAATCATCTTCATATACATCATGCATTTCATTTAGACATTCAATGTATTTTTCCTCATCAAAAAGTAACTCCACACTTCCAGTTCCAATTGGGACTTCTTGACCCAACATAATATTGGATGTTACACCTTTTACCAAATCCAATTCACCAAAAATCGCCGCGCGCATAATTATATCTGGTGTTTCCTCAAATGAACATTTTGCTAATGGTCCAATATCACTTTTATTAATACCATGACGGTTCATTGGCATTAATCCACCTTTATTTGTAATTACATCTGCTAATAATGCCACATGTCGTGAATTCACTTCACTTGATGCGGATTCGAAAATATCGTTAATTTCATTAATCAAAACTTGCCTGGCAGCTTCAATACCCAATACATTATAAACTTCATGTATATCATTACTGATTGTACGAGAACAATCGATATTTGGGTGTTTAAAAATATTGAGTAAATTTGATCCACTGGTGTCAATAACCCATTCAGGTTCTTGTTTGAAATCATTTGTCTCAGTTGAAAACTTATAAATATCATCTTTCTTCGACATAGAAGCATTCGTTAGACCTTTTATACCCGTCAAGACAATATCATTCAAAATTGTTCGTTCTACTGTACGTAAAATGCAAATTGTATCTTCTTCTGGACCATTTTGTAATTTTTGTTTCTTTTTTAATACATTATCCATCATGGAATTGACACATCGAATACGCATTATCAAATTACCTGAATTGTCATCTGAATAAACACAATTAATATCATCTTCCTTTCCATTTCTTGTATTAAATTTGGAAGTGATTGCGTAATAAATATCATTCATTTTTATATTTTTATCCACCATTTTCCGACGATCAAATTCAATCATTAAAACCCATGGATTTAATTGTTGTGTTTCCTCTTCCTCTTCTTCATCATCGTTATTATCAGTCTCTTCTTTTGCCAATTTGATCATTTCATTCCAAATGTCACGAATCGCCGCATTTTGTGTTCCAGCCGACAATTCACTTCCAACTGGATCAAAATAAATTTTAGAACTGGATGCCAATTGTTTAATTGTAATAATGGCAATTTCATTAATTATCTTGGATGCCTTTTCTTTATTTGTTGCAAATTCAGGTTTTAAATAAATTGTCAAATAAGGACTTTTTACATTTTTTGTTGTACTTAATAATTCCTGAAATCGTGGTAAACCTCTTGTCACTTCTGATTTAGAAGACACACCAGCATAGTGAAACGTATTTAAAGTCATTTGAGTCGATGGTTCACCAATGGACTGTGCGGAAATAACACCTACTAAATCACCTGGATGTGATATAGATGCGAAAAATTGCTGTGTAATAATGGTAAGTATATGATCAAAAGCATGTTTTGTCATAAATAATTCCTGAATTAAGCATTTTGGTGATAAATAACAGTTTATCAACACCATAAATAATTTATTTTCCTGGAATTTAATGCTTCCTGTATTATCAGTAATTGTTAATTTTTCCTTTAATTCCTTGATTTTTTCCAACACATAGATTGGACTTAAATCAGTATGTGTTCTGGTTTTCACAAATAATTCATGCGCATTTTTACGAATTCTACGAATATTAACTGGATAAAAGGTTGATCCTTTGTTGTTTAATTCACCTTTTAATACTTTTTCAACAATGTATTTTTTATTATCCAATAAATACTGGAAATTTTCATTAAATAATTGATCAACTCTGTCTTGATCACATTCTTTAAATTCTTCCAAACAAGATTTCTGTAAGTATAAATCCCACTTGTCATCTCTTGATAAACGGTATTTTCGCCCAATGTCATCATAACTCATTGTAATTATTGGAATCATTTGTCTCTCAACTTTCGTTGGATCCATACCATCCTCTCCATACAACAATTGAACAATATTTCCTTTTGCATCTCGAACTGTATAATCAAATGCAACTCGAATGTCTTCCATTCCTTTCACCAATTTACGCTGAATATAACCAGTTTCAGCAGTTTTAACTGCCGTATCAATTAAACCTTCACGACCACCCATTGCGTGGAAGAAGAATTCAGTTGGTGTCAGTCCTCGAACAAAACTATTTTCCACAAATCCTCGGGCACTTGCTCCATCATCATATTTGTGAAAATGTGGTAATGTACGATCAGTAAATCCATATGGTATTCGTTTACCATCAACAGTTTGTTGTCCAACACACGCAATCATCTGTCCTATATTCAAAATTGAACCCTTACTACCCGAATTTACCAAACAAGTCATTCGATTGTCATTATCAAGATATTTCGCACCAACTTTACCTGATTCACCTGTCGCCATATTTAGATTATTTAACACTTGCGACTCAAATTCTATTAAATTACTTTTTCCTCTCGTGTTTTCCAAAATACCTTTGTGAACTTGTTCGAAAATTTCAATTACTTTTTTCTTTTTCTCGTCAATTATATCAAGCATTTTCACATCAGATTCTGGGTCAGGAATTAAATCACCTAATCCAACACTGAATCCAGACATCAACATCCAATTTGTAATTAAATTTTGAGCATCATCTAAAAATTGTTTTGTTCGTTCCGCACCATATTGATTGAAAATTATATGTACAAGACCACCTGCTTTTGGACCTAAAATCGATTTATCTAACACACCATCAACTAATACACCATTTTGAATTTTTACATGATTCATAAAATTACTTTGTAAATTATATGACATATTCTTCTTATCCAAATTCACACCATCTGGTATAATTAATGAAAATATCGTTCGCCCTGACCATAAGTCCTCATTTGTGTTGTAATATTTATAATGAGGAAAATATTCAGGTTTTTTGTCACCTACTTTAATATCTGGTTCTGGTAGTTCTCCATTGAAGGATGGCACCCAACCCATTAGATCAATTACTTCACCTCTTGTCAAATAATTATTGTACCGAGTAAACAAGAAATAACCAATGATTGAATCTTGAACCAACGCAATAATCGGCTTGTTTTGTGCTGGAGTAATGATTTGTGTTTGAACCAGCGCCAGTTTTCTTAATTCCACCGAAGTTTGGATGGATTGTGGTACATGCATATTCATTTCATCTCCATCAAAATCAGCATTATATGGTGTAGTTACACTTACATTTAATCGGAATGTTTTGTATGGTAACACTTTAACCAAGTGACACATCATACTCATTCTGTGAAGAGATGGCTGTCGATTAAATAACACTTCATCATTATCCTGTAAATGACGATTCACAATGTCACCTATTTCTAATTGAACATTGCCTTTTTTCATTACTTTTAATGAAATTAGCTGACCATTTGATCTTTTTTTGATCGATTTGGCTCCAGGCCATACATTATATCCATTATTTACTGTTTGTATCATTTTTTTAATATTGTATTTAGTTACAATCTCTGGCTTTGTCAGATTTTTCGCAATTTCTACTGGAACACCCAACTGATTAATACTTAAATTTGGATCAGGCGTAATGACACTACGACCAGAATAATCTACACGTTTACCCATCAAGTTACCACGAACACGCCCTTCTTTTGATTTCAAACGTTCTTTTACTGATTTTAATGGTCGACCAGATCGTTGTTGTGCTCGTGGAATATTTGGCAATGTATTATCCACAAAAGTTACAATGTGATACTGTAATAATTGATGCCATTCCTCTAATACATTTTTATCACAACCATGTGCGATTTTGTCCTTCAATGTACGATTTGTTTTAATTATATCACACAATTTATGTGTCAAATCATCTTCCATCCTACTATTATTATCTGTTTTTACAGATGGTCTAACACTTGGTGGACAAACACCAAATACTGTACAAATTAACCATTCTGGACGACCGAATTTACAATTAAATCCCATTGCCATTAAATCTTCATCTGAAATACGACGAAATATTCGCTGTATATAAGCCGCGTCCCAATAAACTCGGTCTTTCACACCGTTATTGTTCCATTCAACTGTGACACGATATAGTCGTTCTGTATCCTTTTTAATACTGAATTGCTGATTGCATCCACAACCATCGTCATTATCAGCACCACATGTATGAATCCCTTTACAAATTCCAAATACATGTAAAAATCGCTTTGATCCATGTTTTTTTAAATTTTTAATTCGTTGATCATCTGGACTTATTAATAATTTTGAACACTTCCAACATACACATTTCAAAATTTGTATTATTAATTTTATATATTGATAATAAAACACTGGAAGAGCTAATTCTATATGACCAAAATAACCTGGAGATTCACGGTTACCTAAATGATCTGTTGGACACATTTTACCATGATCTAATACACCCATACGAGGATCAAATAAACCTCCAATTTTGGCATTATCTCCATCATAAATTTCCTGTGTAAATAATTCCGCCACAGATCGACGTCTAATTTCATCGGGACTTAAAATTGAAAATTGGACCCCGACTACTGTGTCAATATTTGAGTTGTAATCTAGTTCTTGAAAAATAGACATACCTTATAATATATAAATTTATTTTTTTAAATCAATATTATCAAAATTTTTTTTATTATAATAAAACTTAAAACAAAATTATTTGCATCAAAGAAAAAATAACTTTTAAAAAATAAATTTTAATAAAATTTAATTTGAAAAAAATAAAAATTGTTAATCTAAAAAATCACACTTAAAATATTAAAAATGACGGATGAAAACAATAAAATTTATCTTACACGATATAAATTAAAAAAAATGACAGAAAATTTAAAAAATGGCATCAAAGACTATACCAAAGACAGTAATATCAACGACTGTATCAACAACTGTATCAATGATAATAGTACTAATGATACCACCAAAATTACCAAAGAAAACATCAAAGAAAACATCAAAGAAAACATCAAAGAAAACATCAAAAAAAACATCAAAGAAAACATCAAAGAAAACATCAAAGAAAATAAAAAGGAAAATATGAAAAAAAATAGAAGAAAAAACATCAATAAAAAAAGAAAAAATGTTGCTTCTCCATATCATTCAGATACAAAAAATACAATTAACAATGATTCCATTAACAATGATTCCATTAACAATGATTCCATTAACAATGATTCCATTAACAATGATTCAATAATAAAAAAAAGAATTAAATTGGAAATTAAGAAAAATACATCTACAAATACATCTACAAATACATCTACAAATACATCAACAGATACATCTACAAATACATCTACAGATACATCTACAGATACATCTACAGATAATCAGTTAGAAAAAGTTATCACAACACCCCCAATTAAAATTCACAAAATAACAAATGAGCCTAATCTCAATAAATCTAAATTTAATACAAATTTAAAAAACAATTTTTTAGGAAAATTAATTCTTAAAAAAATATCAAATCATTTTGGTGTTATAAAAAATATAGATGATAATGGTGACGAAAATTATAATGAAAATAAAGAACTAATCAATGGTCTTCCGGAAGATGTTATTTATTCGGAATTGGAAACCAAATATGTAAAATCCCTTGACAAATCAAAATTAAAACAAATTCTTGATATTGAAAAAAAAATTGCCAATTTTGGTGAACATAATGTACCACAACGATTCAAAATATTAAACACAAACTTAAATATGGGAACGAAATCACGAATTATAAAAACACTAGATCGATTTTATGCCATGGAAGAATCAGACAATGAATATACCAAATTATCTGTCTGGGTTGAACATTTACAAAAAATACCATTTGATACATTTTCAAAATCTCCCATTGACATTAAAACTGATAATCCTTCTAAAATCATTGAGCATTTTCAAAATACACGTGATATTTTAGATAATTGTATTTATGGACATTCTGAAGCAAAAAACCAAATTATTCAAATTATTGCCCAACAAATTACCAATCCATCTACTTGTGGTAATTGTGTCGCAATTGAAGGACCACCTGGAAACGGAAAAACTACACTGATTCGTGATGGGTTATCAAAAGCAATCAATCGACCCTTTTATTCCATTTCTCTTGGGGGAATGAAAGATAGCGAAAGTTTAGTTGGTACTAGTTATACATATGAAGGATCAAAACCAGGTAGAATTACTGAAATTTTAATGGAATGTGGCACTATGGATCCTATTATTTATTTTGATGAATTAGATAAATTAAGTACCACACCAAAAGGAATTGAAATTTCTAATTTATTGTGTCATTTAACTGATTTTTCACAAAATAATACCTTTCATGACAAATATTTTTCAGGAATTGATTTTGATTTATCCAAAGTACTTTTCGTCTTTTCATATAATAACAAAAAATTAATTAATCCTATTTTACTTGATCGAATGATTAAAATCAAAACTAAGGAATTTAAACAACAAGACAAACTAATTATTGCCAAAAAACACTTAATTCCATCCATTTGCCAACAAATCTGTTTTGAACCAAACAACGTTATATTTCATGATGATATCCTATCTCATATTATATTATCTTATACCGAAAATGAAAAAGGCGTTCGAAATTTACGTCGCTGCATTGAAGACATTATATCCAAAATAAATGTTTTGAAATTATTAAATATATGTGAAACTACAAGTGAAACTACAAGTGACAACAATCCTGTCAAAAAAAACAAAATTGTATCATTTGAACTATCTAATTTTAAATTGCCATTAACTATAACACATGAAATAATCACCAAATTTTTAACAGTACATGATGGTCTTTCTGCCATAAGACATATATATTCATAAAATGAATTGGAATATTTTATTTATGCAAATAATCCTATATCATCTTCATCATATGACTCTTCCATGTCTCTTTTTTTTTTTCTCTCAATTACACTGTCATCATTTACAGTGTCATCATCATTTACAGTGTCATCAATTACTTCCTCTTTTTTTTTTGTTTCACTATTTTTTACATGTTCACTGTGATGTTCACTGTGCTCACCGCTTTCTGGATCAAATAATCGCTGTGCTTGTCGCAAAACAGATATATGCCATGGATCCAATGGTGTTACATCCACATAATCTCGATAAGCTTCACTAAATTTATTTCCATCAATTATATCCAATGCGTTTATCAGTTTTAATGAGAATTTTCCTTCTCTTGAATTTTTAAACTGAAAATCTTCTTGACAAAATTCATCAAATTTTACATTGGCACCAATTACATCATGACACGCTAACATACATAAAATAGATCTGAAAAAATGTTTTTTGGCAGAAAATCGTCGAAGTCGATTTGTCATTAAATCAATTCCCATGGTTTCAAATATTTTTGCTGCTTTAAAATAATCTGGTTTTTCCAGTTTTATTTGAAGAATTGCCACTTTTTCCAAACAATGATCTGATTGTGTGTCATGACCTTCTCCTTTATGTAAATCAGATGCTCGCTCATAATTCAATATGGCATCCTCATAATCACTCGATTTTTCAAAAAATTCTGCTAATTCTTTTGATAAATTTGCCGCCATTGTTCCTTTGCCTGATTCAGATAAAAGATTGATGGCTTTATCAAAATTCTCGGTACTTAATGGATCTCCACATAATTTTAATTGAATGCCAGCTTGTTTAAAATGATTTGCTGCTTCGTATAATTTACCAACTCGCAATTTTAATCCAGCACATTTTACAAACAATTCTGCTGCTCTTTGACATTGTTTTTTTGATTTTAAAAAATTTGCTGCTTCTTCGTAATATTCAAGTGAATTAGCAATTTTTGTGTTTTCAGATGTGAACCATCGTTTCATTTCTTTTTTTGCTTTTCGAATTAATTGATCAACAGTTCCATTAATCGAACATTGAGTAAGTACAGGATTTGTCACTTCGGATAAAGACATGGTTTTAGTTTATTATCACACTAAGAATAAATATTTTAAATCAAAATTTTTTTATTATTTATGTATTATTTATGTATTTTTATTTATGTAAAACCCATTAATTCTAAAACAATTATTCAAAAAAAAAACTTATTTTATTATTATATAAGTTATGTGGCAAAATATAACAAATCCCATTACACACAAACAATATAAAATTGATTCAAATCAAGGTAAACAAATTATTTAAAATTACATTCAAATTTTAAAGGGTGGATCTGGTGTCAATAATCATAAAAATAAATGTTCTGAACTGTTGAAAAATAAAAAATAATGTCGTGATTTTAGTACTCATCCAAATGGTGGCATAACTAGACTTTTAAAAGGAACATGTAGAACAGATTGGATAAAATATAATGACAAATTAGAATCCGCATGTGAGACTAAAAAATACAATATTCAATGTCGAAACAGCAGAGTTTTAAGAGGATGTTTAGACAAAACATTTTTGCTGAATAGAGCAACAGAATTTGGTCCAAATATAATGGCAAAAATATGGTCAAAAACGAAATACTTTAATTCGTTCATAAAACAATGTGTAGAAGTATTTAATAATTTGACATCAAATGATATTAAAAGAATAGATAAAATCGCCAAAAAAATTAAATCAGAAAAAGGTACAATTGAGGATTTGACTAATGAACTTAATAAATTAGAAAGTATAAATTCCACAAACAAAATTATTGAGATGCTTAGTCCTACATCAAATACTTTTCGAGCTGTCACTGATGGTAATTTTACAGAAGGAATTCAACATTTTGATGAAATATTAAATGATAAAATTATTCAAGAAAAAGTAACTCGAATATATGAACAGTCCGTATCACCAAGGAAAAATAAATTAAAAGGTGGTGGATTATTATCATGGACAAAAAATAAATGGAATGCATCGTCATCATTACGAAATACAATATATGTGTTATTGATATTTATTACAATAATTGCTTCAGCAATTGTCGTTTGTTATATGGGTTATGCAGACTGTAACTCACTGATGAGATCTTTGCGATATTACCAAGCTTTATTTCGTACTAAATTAGGACTATATACAAAAACAAAACAACAACTTTCGAGTGAATATTCATCTTTGAGTATGGAAAGAAATACATGGTATCACGACAAACTACGTCTTTATGGGACAAAAGATAATTTTCCTTCTGATGTCGCGATGGAATACAAAAACAGAGGCGACGAATTAACGTTGCTACATGACATTATACGTTTCGCTGATAAAGGATCAAATCGAAATCTTGTTACTGGTACGAGTAATGTGCTTAATTTAGCAAGGGATGGAAATAAAATAAAGAATAGTGTAAAAAACGAAATTGGTATTGGGAATTTACTAAAAATAGCAATTCCAACATTATTCATGACTGGTATTTCAATTGCCAGTCCTGAAATAGGAATTCTGCGGTTATTGTATACACTTGTTAAATTAATTAATGAATTAATTGTTCAATCAGGTAAAAAAATATATAGTATTATTCAGACCTCACTTAAGAAAAAATCACCTAAAAAATCACCTAAAAATAAATCACCTAAAAAAAAATCACCTAAAAAAATTTGATTTTAAAAAAATTACATCACAACAAACCACAATTAAAAAAAAATGTGTTGCCATAGTGTCCAACTTATTTATGGAATACATATTGAATTAGAGGATTACTACAAATTTTTGTTGAAAACAGATGAATATTGTAAAAAAGAATTTGAAAATACTTTAAATTTGTTAGTTCAAAAAAAAATAAATGAATTAATTGAAGAATTTATTGAAAATTCTATCGATAATGTTGTGGAAACAATAGAAGAAAAATTGGAATCTGAAAAAAAAATTGCTCTACAAAATTTTAAGAAAACGAGTTCTGCTTCTTTTAATGACAATACAAATTTAGACATTGAAGAATTATCAAATAAATTTTCAGCGTTTAAAACTCAATTAGAGGAAACATATGAAAAAAAACTAGAACAAGAAACCATTAAAAAATCTTCTGAAATTAGAGCTTTATGTTTAGATATTAAAAACAACGAAAATTTAGAACAAAAATTTGAATCATTCAATATAACAAAAGATGAAATATTCCAATTGAAAAATGACATTAATGAATCATCATTAAAAAAAGAATTATATGAATCGGTATTTGATGAATGTTATGATGAATTTAAACATGAGGGTTTTCAAGATTATGTATACGACTCATCTGGATTATCATTATTTCAAACGGATAATCACAATGGCTGGATAGCAGGATATGAAATTAGTAGTGGAGATACACATAGTTCATGTTCAATTAGTGATATTCCAGAAGAAACAAGTGAATTTGAAAAATATTTTGGAGAAACTCCGGAAATAATTGCCAATATGAGTGGATGTTGGTGCTGTTCGTAACTAAAACATGTTAATACAATTTAATTTGATTTTATTTTTTATTAATTATCTCATCAACAACAGCAACAAAAACATGATAACAATTATTAATACAATCATTAATTGTTTAGACAGTGGTTCATTAGAAACTGATGAAAATAGCAATTTCATTATAAAATCAGATACTTTCAAACCATTAAAAAAAAATATGGACAGAATAAAAATGATGAGCAACATTTTTTTGGAACATCGAAACATTGAGAAATATAAAATTGAACCACATGAATATGAGATGTATTATTGTTTTTCCCTTAAAAATAAAATTCCTAACCATTTAATCGAAAAAATTATTAAATATCTTTATCATGATAAAAAAAATAAAAATGGTGAGGACACCAGTGATGACGACAGTAGTGATGATGACAGAGAATGGAATTTCAATGATTTATTTACAATTTGTCACATAGCCATTGATTCACTTAAAAGATATATTGCATATTGCAATTGGAATTGTGCTGGTGATATAACTAAAAAAAAAACCAAATTTTTAATTACTTTATGTGAATTTTATAATGACTATTTCATGGTATTGGGGTATGAAAATAAATACGCCCATCAAAAAATGATTAAAAACACCATTCATTTTGATCAAATTAACAAAGATGCTATTCTTAAATCCATAATGAATATTGATAATGGAAATTTAGCAATTTTAATGGTTTATGGACTAGAAACTGTACCATTAAAATTTGTACGTGATGACATATGTAGATTAGATTTGCTCAAAAATATACGAAAAACATATTATGCAAAGTATCAACTTATTTTTAATGATATGGAATGTATCCACAATCGCACACAAATAACTGCAATATGGTAACTTAGCATCTTCAATTTTTTTACAAAATTATCACCACTAAATTAAAATTTGATTTTTTGATACAATTCTCTACAACTCATAAAACAACCAGTAAATCAATTTGTAAATCATGTCGTCTTGTTCTAAATGTCAAGAATTGGAAAGAGAAGTTGAAAGATTAAAATCGATTATTTTAAAGTTGACCATTGGTGGAGAATCCATGTTAAAATGTGACGTTTCGGAATGTCAAAAAACGTTGTGTCACAAACAAGGTGGCGTTGGTGAAAAACGATACTGTCGTGAACATGTTTGTGAGTTAGACAGATGTTATAAAATGAAAAAAGAACCAGAAAATGATTATTGTTCGACACATTCGTGCTCGTATTGTTCACTACCATGTATTGAAAACAGTTGGTACTGTTTTAATCATAAATGTTATCAGGAGGGATGCACTGAATCTGAAGAATTTGAAGATGGTTATTGCTCTACACATACAAAAAGTCGAGTTCTAAAATTTCGCCATTAAATGTTAAAAAAAAACGTAACTTCATTCGACCTTTTTTTTTCTTCGTCATATCATGACATTTGTGACTGAGTTTTTTCGATTCTCACCAACTCGAACTGAAAATTACTCATTTTTTGAGCAACAAAACATATATGAGGTTATTCGTGATTTATCACACTACAATTATGAATTGGTTTAACAATTATGGGGATTCTCACCAACTCAAAATTTGAGTATTTTTTTGAGTTGGTGAGAATCCCTAGTTGCAGTTTTGAACCATTCGTAAACAACCTTCTTTACAGTCATACGAAAAAATATTCTCACCAACTCGATCAAAAAAATACTCATTTTTTGAGCAATATTTACAAAGGAGATTTCAGTCATATTACCTATTTCCAATTTGTATTATTTTTAAACCATATATTGTATAAATTTGGATTTTTCATAAATTATGTTTTTTTGCAGTTGGTGAGAATCGAAAAAAACTTTTTCCAGGTTTTGAATTTATTTTTCAAAACTTTTTCAAAACCTAAAAACTTTTTTTTTCGATTCTCACCAACTTGATTTTTTATCGATTTGCACTATTTTGATTTTTTATTATGTTATGGAACAAAAATACTAATAATATTATATTATGTATATTATAGAAACCTCCTTTGTAAATATTGCTCAAAAAATGAGTATTTTTTTGATCGAGTTGGTGAGAATTTTTTTCCACACGACAGTAAAGAAGGTTGGTTTCAGATGGTTCAAAACTGCAACTAGGGATTCTCACCAACTCACAAATTCTCTCATTTTGAATAGTTTGATTATTTAATACATGTTATGGTATTAAAAGTTGACATTCGTTTATTATATGTTATGACAGTAACTTCACACGCGACATGTTGCTCAAAAAATGAGTATTTTTCAGTTCGAGTTGGTGAGAATCCACATTTACAAACCATAAAGATGCTATGGTAT